CGCGCCCGCCAAGGGCACCGCGACCACTGCCGACGTCCACAGCGGCTAAGCCGCCGTATAGCTTGGCGCGCTCAATTAGTGCGCGTTGGGTTTTCGTCATGGTGTAGGTTCTCCGTCAGATGAAAGCGGCGAGCAAAAGCCCGAGAGCTGCGCCGAAGGCGCAGGCAAAGATGATGTCAATGGGACGGGTGCGCATGGTGTCAGTTCTCCTTTGGGTACGGACCCACAAAAAAGGCGTTGCGTTCTTTACGCCCCCATGGGTAAACGTAGGGGGTGTTACTTAACTCACTGGAGTGGTGACCCGGATAATGTGGCGGGCCCGGTGGTAGCTCTTCCCCCTCGACTGTGTGGTCGTAAGGGATTCGCAAGCCCGTAAACGCGCCCATTTCATTCGTCGGCGTGAGCGGGATGCCCCGCTAGTTGATCTTTGCCCCATGCGATCGCGTCGTCGGGGTTCGGAAAGAACGGGCATCCCGTCATCGTGAACCATCGGTTCAAGGTGCTAACCCATATTTCAGCGCGCCACCCCTCCAAGGGTGTTTTTGCGGCAGATATTTTCGGCATGTTGCGGCTCCAAAGATGCGCGGCCCGTAGGCCGCGCGGGTTGACGTCAGACGATGAAGTCGTAGTGCTTGTCACACTTCATGTCTGCAGCGACACGGGACAGTTCAGCCTTAGAGCGGTTTGTCATGGCTGCGCGAATGAGTGCAGACATGGAGCGCGCGAGGGTGCTGACGTCGACAAGGCCTGCTGCGTGCCATTGCTTGAGCTTGTTCACTTCGCGTTGTTCCGACTTGTTCATGTTAGGTCACCTAGGTTACGCGCGGAAATCGCGCGGCAGGTGTTAATGTACGGGATTGTCGTTCACCCAGTAAAGTGTAGGGGCTTTGCCAATCGTATGATGATTGTCAGGGAATGGCGTTACCTAAGTTGGGGCAAGGGGATTAGGCGATGCGACGCCATCATCTTAGCCTTGCCACTAGCCCATGATCTAGGCGCCTCAGCGCGACTCATCTTCTAGGGAGATATGCTTTCTAGGCTATTGGATGATTGACTGTCAATCAAAAGAAGATATATAAGTATATAAGCATATACTGATATATGGGCATGGCGGCGCACGCGTCCGGCGCGACCCCGATATGCTATGCCCAGAGCGCCTACCATGACCTATAAGCTTTTTGACCCTCAAGACCACCGGCGCGCAGCTGCGCACCCGTCAGGCAGTCTAGGTTATGCGTCCAGCATGACCCAGACCACCTAGCAGCTGGATGCCATGCTGCCCAGGGCAGCGACCCGGATAGGCGACGCCTAGAGCGCCTAGCAGCGCCTAGCCGGTAGCCGGGGGCTTGCGGCCAGGCGCCAGACGGCGTGCGGCCAGGCGCCAGACGGGGGGAGGGGGAGGGCCGGCGACCTGAGCGGTCAAAAACGAAGGGGCCGCAAACAATTTTTATTTTTTGGAGGCACAAGCAAAAATTATTTTTGCAAACACAAACGGAAAAGGCTTACGCTATACTCAGACCGCCATGTTCAAGTCGCTTCCGCTGACCATCCGCGAAGTCAAAGCCACGGAGGCCGTGCTGAACCGCGTGTATGACGCAGCGAAACTGGGTTTGAAGGGCGACAACCTGGCGCTGGCGGCTGGGCTGTTGCCGAGCGAGTACCGGCGCTTGCGCGAACTGGACCCGATTGCAGAGTTGGCCGAGCAAAAGGGCCGCGCGGATGGCGAGATCGCCATGTCCACGGTGTTGCATGAGGCGGCGATGAACGGCGACTCCAAGGCGGCGCTTGAGATACTGAAGCACGCTCACGGTTGGGTGGCCAAGCAGCAGGTACAGATCGACGTGGCGCAGCAGATCAGCATCACGGCGGCGCTTGAGCAAGCGCAGTCGCGGGTGCTGGAACTCGTACATGAGGTGACGGATGCAAGAGCCCCGGTTTTCGGCGGACCAAGAGCAAGGCTTGATGGCCAGGCTCTGGAGTCCGGCGATAGCGAACGACCCTGAGAAGTTCGTACTGTTCGCGTTCCCGTGGGGCGAGAACGGCACGCCGCTGGCCAAGCACAAGGGGCCGCGGGGGTGGCAGCGGCAGGTGCTGCGCGACATCCGCGACCACATCGCCAAGAACGGGTCGATAGACGCCTACCAGGTGCTGCGCATGGCCACGGCGTCAGGGCGGGGCATCGGTAAGTCGGCGTTGGTGAGTTGGCTGGTGGTGTGGATGCTGACCACGCGCATCGGGGCAAGCGTCATCGTGTCGGCCAACAGCGAAGCGCAGCTCCGCAGCATCACATGGGCCGAGATCACGAAGTGGCTGGCGATGCTGATCAACAACCACTGGTGGGAGATCAGTGCGACGCGGATCACGCCGGCCAAGTGGTTGAGCGAGATCGTGGAGCGCGATCTGCGCAAGGGCACGCGGTACTGGGGCGCGGAAGGTCGGCTGTGGTCGGAAGAGAACCCTGACGCCTACGCCGGCCTGCACAACTCAGACGGCGTGCTGCTGATCTTTGACGAAGCCAGCGGCATACCGGACACGATCTGGGACGTGGCTCAGGGCTTCTTTACGGAGAACACGCCGCACAGGTTTTGGCTGGCGTTCAGCAACCCGCGGCGCAACCAAGGGTACTTCTACGAATGCTTCAACGCCAAGCGGGCGTTCTGGAACACGCGGCAGATCGACGCGCGCACGGTCGAGGACACGGACAAGAGCGTCTACGAGCAGATCATCGAGGAGTACGGCGAGGACAGCCCGCAGGCCCGCATCGAGGTCTACGGCGAGTTCCCGTCAACGGGCGACGAGCAGTTCATCGCGCCAAGGCTGGTCGATGAGGCATTCAAGCGCGCCAAGTACAAAGACCCCGGAGCACCCATCGTGATCGGCGTGGACCCGGCGCGCAGCGGGTCGGACTCCACCGTCATCGTGGCCAGGCAAGGGCGCGACCTGGTGGAGATCCGGCGCTACCGCGGCGACGACACCATGACGGTCGTGGGGCACGTCATTGAGGCCATTGAGGACTTCAAGCCGACGCTGGTGGTGCTGGACGAGGGTGGGCTGGGGTACGGCATCCTTGACAGGCTGAACGAGCAGCGGTATAAGGTGCGCGGCGTCAATTTTGGCTGGAAAGCCAAGAACCAGGTCATGTGGGGCAACAAACGAGCCGAAATGTGGGGTGCGATGCGCGATTGGTTGCGCACCGCGGCCATCAAAGAGGACCGGCAGCTCAAAACGGACCTAACGGGGCCGAAAACCAAGCCTGACAGCAGCGGAACGATCTATCTGGAGTCGAAAAAGGACATGAAAGCCCGCGGATTGGCCTCTCCAGACGCTGCTGACGCGCTGGCGGTCACGTTCGCCTTCCCCGTGGCCTCCAGAGAGCGCGTGGAGCGCCCCAGAACGCTTACAATGCGCGACAGAAGCCAAATGTCGGCGAGTTGGATGGGGGCGTGATGACCAAGAAATCCGTGTCTTTGAGCGTTGGCCGGGGCGAGAAACGTCCTACCAGCCAAGGCGCGGGTTTGACGGCCAAGGGGCGCGAGAAGTACAACCGCGAGACGGGCTCAAATCTCAAGGCCCCGGCCCCCAGCCCCAAGACCGAGGCCGACAAGGGTCGAAAGGCGAGCTTCTGCGCCCGCATGGGCGCGGTAGCAGCCAAGGCCGAGAACGGCGAACGCGCCAAGGCGGCGCTCAAGCGTTGGAAGTGCTGAAAATGGCAACAAAACCGGGTTTGTACGCGAATATCCACGCCAAGCGTGAGCGTATCAAAGAAGGCTCTGGCGAAAAGATGCGCAAACCGGGCACAACGGGCGCTCCGACGGCTAAAGCCTTCAAAGAGTCCGCTAAGACGGCAAAAAAGGGCAAGTAATCATGCCGCTCGTCAAATCAGCGTCTCCGACGGCTTTTCGCAAGAACGTGAAGGCCGAAATGGCGTCTGGAAAGCCCCAAAATCAGGCCGTAGCCATCGCGTACAGCACCCAGCGTGCTGCACAGGCCAAATCAGGCTCAAAACCCGCGCCAAAGGGCAAGAAGTAACATGGCTGACTACACCGGCATTACGGCTGCAGCAGCCGTCGCCAACGGCGGCGGGGGCAAGAACAAGTCCGAATCGGACGTTTTGGCCACCGCCCGTACCCGGCTGAACCAAGCCATTTCGGCCTACAGCGAGAGTCGGGAAGACGAAATCGACGACCTGAAGTTCTTCGCCGGCAGTCCGGACAACCACTGGCAATGGCCAGCAGACGTTTTGGCCACCCGCGGCGCGGTGCAGGGGCAGACGATCAACGCCAGGCCGTGCCTGACGATTAACAAGCTGCCGCAGCACGTCCGGCAGGTCACCAACGACCAGCGCCAGAACCGCCCCAGCGGCAAGGTGATTCCCGCCGACGACAAAGCCGACATTGAGGTCGCGGAGATCTTTGACGGCGTGGTGCGGCACATTGAGTACATTTCTGACGCCGACGTGGCCTACGACACGGCCTGCGAGAACCAAGTGTCGTTCGGTGAGGGCTACATCCGCATCCTGACCGAGTACTGCGACGACAACACTTTTGATCAGGACATCAAGATCGGGCGGGTGCGCAACTCGTTCTCGGTCTACATGGACCCGATGATTCAAGACCCCTGCGGGGCTGACGCCAAGTGGTGCTTCATCACTGAGGACATCACCCGCGAGGAGTACCACCGGCTGTATCCCAAGGCGTCACCCGCCAACACGTTGATGAGTCTGGGTGTGGGCGACCAGTCCCTGAGCCAGTGGATCAACGACGACACGATCCGCATCGCTGAGTACTTCTACGTCGATTACGACACCGCCACGCTGAACCTGTATCCGGGCAACCAGACGGCGTTTGCCGGGTCGTTTGAGGACAAGGAACTCAAGGCGATGTTCGGCAAGCCGATCCGCTCGCGCCAGGCCGACCGCAAAAAGATCAAGTGGTGCAAGATCAACGGCTACGAGATCCTTGAGGAGCAGGAGTGGGCCGGCAAGTACATCCCCGTGGTGCGGGTGGTCGGCAACGAGTACGAGGTCGATGGCCGGGTGTACGTCTCGGGCTTGGTGCGCAACGCCAAGGATGCCCAGCGGATGTACAACTACTGGACGAGCCAAGAGGCCGAGATGCTGGCGCTGGCCCCCAAAGCACCGTTTATCGGCTACGGCGGGCAGTTTGAAGGGTACGAGATGCAGTGGAAGACTGCAAACACCCAGAACTGGCCGTATTTGGAGGTCAACCCTGACGTGACGGACGGCGCGGGCAATACGCTGCCGCTGCCGCAGCGCGCCATGCCTCCGATGGCCCAGACGGGCCTGATTCAGGCCAAGATGGGGGCCGCAGAGGACATCAAAGGCACCACGGGGCAGTACAACGCATCGCTGGGGCTGGAAAGCAACGAACGCTCAGGCAAGGCCATCTTGGCCCGCCAGCGTGAAGGCGACACGGGGACGTACCACTATGTTGATAATCTGGCTCGGGCTGTGCGTCATGTTACTCGCCAACTGGTGGATCTGATCCCCAAGATCTACGACACGGAACGCATCGCTCGCATCATTGGCGAGGATGGCGAGTCCAGCATGGTCAAGATGAGTCCCATGCAGCCTGAGCCGGTGCGCAAGATCGTCAACCAGCAGGGCATCGTGATCGACAAGATCTACAACCCCAGCGTCGGCAAATACGACGTGGTGGTGGTGACGGGCCCGGGCTACGCGACCAAGCGTCAGGAGGCGCTGGAGGCGATGGCTCAACTGCTGCAGACCAACCCGCAACTGTGGGCGGTGGCCGGCGACTTGTTCGTCAAGAACATGGACTGGCCTGGCGCGCAGGAGCTTGCCAAGCGGTTTGAGAAGACCATTGACCCGCAGATCATGAGCGACGCGGACGAGAATCCGGCGCTGCAAGCCGCCAACCAGCAGATGCAGGCGATGTCCGCTCAGATGGAGCAGATGGCCGGCATGCTGCAGCGCGTCAACCAGTCGATGGAAGCCCAGAAGCTGGAAATCGACAAGTTCAAGGCTGAGACGGACGCTGAGGTCAAGGCGTATGAGGCCGAGACGCGGCGACTGCAGGCAATGGCCGCGGGCATGCAGCCTGAACAGGTGCAGGAGGTCGTCATGCAGACGCTGCGCGACGTGATGACGGTCGGCGACATGGTGGTCAACCAGCGCGCGGCTGAAATGCCGATGGGCGAGCCGATGGGGGTGCCGGTATGAGTTGCGCCGACTTCGTAGGCACGCTGTTTCTGGCCCGCGACGTGGCCCACAGCGTGCATCTGAACACCAGGTCGTTTTCCAAGCATTCGGCGCTCAACGAGTTCTACGACAACATCTTGGACTTGACGGACAAGTTTGCCGAGGCGTATCAGGGTCGGCACGGGCTAATCGGCCCGATCACCTTGATGAGCGCCAAGAAAACGGGCAACATCTTGGAGTTCTTGGAGGACTCACTGTCCGAGGTCGAAAAGATGCGCTACGACGTGTGCAAGAAGGAAGACACGCCGCTGCAGAACATCATCGACGAGATCGTCGGGCAGTACCTATCCTCGATCTACAAACTCAAGTTTTTGGCGTAAGGAAACACCATGTCCATGACCAACGCCGCCGAAGCGGCACTCCTCGACCTTCTGTTCCTGAACGTCGATTGGGCTGACATCGGGGACGCTGCTGGCCTGCAGAACAGCGCCACGGCAGGCTCGTTCTACATCTCGCTGCACAGCGCAGACCCTGGAGAGGCGGGCAACCAGAGCACCAACGAGATCAGCTACACCGGCTACGCCCGCGTGGCTGTGAACCGCACGGCAGGCGGCTGGACGCGGACAACCTCCACCATCGCCAACACCGCGCTGGTGCAGTTCGGCCAGTGCACGGGCGGCACCGCCACGGCCACGCACTTCGGCATCGGCACGGACTCCACAGGCGCGGGCAACCTGCTGCTCAAGGGTGCGCTCAACGCCAGCCTGTCCATCAGCAACGGCATTCAGCCGCAGTTTGCTGCTGGTGCCATGACCGCCACGGTGGACTGATGTGGTGTACCGCTGCGCTCACTGCCGGGAACTGCTGACGCTGACAGACAACGAGCTGTCTCAGTGCTCAGAGCACCCGGACGGAGGCGTGGAATGGTCGCCTGACGAGGTGGAGTGGATACCGCTGGAGGACCCTGATGCCGTTTAGGTCCGTTGCCGAGGTGGCAAATGCCGTCGAGCAAGGGCGGCATCACATCCAGCATTTCATCCGCACATCGGTTTACGGTAGTTTCGGGACCAACCCGTTTGGTGATTTCAGCGTCGGCAGCGGCATCCCGTCCTACAACGCATACGTTGGCACCGCGCTTGAGGCCACGCAACTCATCGGCTCCCGCAACAACAGCATCTATGTCGGCCCCGGCATCAGCACGGAGCGGTATCTGCTCAGTATGTCGTTGACGCATGGCGGCGCCACGGGCTTTCTGCCTTCGGTCTACTTTCTCGACTATTTGATGTTTTACCCGTACATCGACCTGGACAACACCGACCAGCAAGACTTGACCAACGATGTGACCTTGCCGCGATACACAGACGGCGA